TTAAGTATTACAACAATAAAATATAGAAAAGAATTTTTACTGTATTTAAGAAATTTAATATTAAATCAAAATGATGGTGAAGATATGAATATTACAGGAGGAAAAAATTCATTATTATCCTATATTAGATTGATTGAATTAAATCCATATGTTACAGGTAAAAATCCATACAGACAATTATCAAGAGGTTTTATGCTATATAATGCTGCATATCCAATCAGATATGAGTCGGAAAATCAATGGATAAACATAGCAAAAAGATCTACAGGTTTAAATGTTAGAATATATAGATTATCATTAGGAGCACTTCAAGCAAAAACAATTAGTCAAGGAATAAATTATGATGATTTTGAGACTTGGAGAGAAATAAAATATTATGAATATGTGAGGGAAAATATTACTAAGAAAAAACAATCCCCAAATTTTGCTAATTTAATTTTATATAAAATAGACACTGAATCTAAAATCGATTGGAATAAATTGAGTGAATTAATTTATAAAGGTAAATTGAGAAAAGAATTAGAAACACTTAACAAAAAAGATTTTCAAATCAATAAAAAACATGATGTTAAATCAGGATCTTTACTATTAAACCATCTAAAAAGAAGAAATTTTAATGCTGATTTTGAGCTATATAAGTTAAATAAAAGAGAAGATGAAATTGATCCTAGAAATGATTTACAGAAAGGATTATATTATTGGAAAAAATATCCAGGATCTACTGAAATGCAAGTTGTAATGTTTAATACTGAAAAAATGAACTATGATGTTTATGATCATGTTAAGGGCGAATTTGTAAATGATCCTAAATTTAAAAAAGATGATGGTTGGACACAATGTGCTAACTTAGCTTCATGCTTGCAAAAAGAAGATATAACTATTGATAGTGGATCAGCATTAGTTGCAATAACTGAAGCACCAACTTACAATATTATTAATTGGTGTTCACCTGTTTATACAGGTCAGGGAGCAATTAAACAAATGATTGCTACAGGTCATCATAGTGAAGAAGTATGGAGGTCTATTCTATTTCAATTAGTATATACATTTGCTGTATTACAGAAAAATAGAATATATTTTAGAAATATGAGTTTAGAAAAGAATTTCTTCATAAAAGATATTTTTACAAATCCAGAAAATAAAGGTCATTGGATTTATTCAGTAAATAATATAGATTTTTATATTCCTAATTATGGACATGTTCTAATTTTTGATTCTAGTTTTGTTGATAAAAAGCAAGATATAATAGCTACTAAATCTTTATCTGATAATTCTAATAATTTTATTGATGATCAAGAATACAAAATTTACATTGATAAAGTTTTTGGTAAAAAAAATGGTAAATTTAATACTGAAAATAAATTGAGAAAAATAATATTTGATAAATTTAAAGATATAATTAAAGAAGAGAATTTTACATATTCTTTAATGAAAGAAGGGGGTAATAAACCTACTGATTCTATACTTCAATTACTTAGAAATATGCATAAAAATCCAAATACAGATATTAGTACATATTTAATTAATCATTTTCAAGAATTTACAAACAATAAAATAGGATCTTTATTAATGGAATCTGAAGTAAAAAATATTAACTTGTTAACACCTCCTAAATTTGATCAAGGTAAATTAGTAGTGATAAGAGAAAGATTTAATGAATATAGATGGGGATTATACATTAAACCTGATCCTAAAAATAGAAAAATAAAAAAAATAGTTTTAATTAAAAATATTAATACTAATAAATTTGTTGAAAAAAGTGTATTTAATCACAGTATTATTGATTATCCAGAATCTGAACTAATAGAACCATTATCATACAGAAATACAAAATTAAATCATGATAATCTAATTGAAGAATACAAATTATAATAATTTAAAAAATAAATTTTAATTTTTAAAAAATTAAAATCTATTTTAATATAATATGGTATTCAACATACAAGAATTACCCAATGCTTTTTTTAGTAATAATCCAGCAGCTATCAGATTAAGAAATAAATTTAAAAATCCACCAAATATTAAAAATTTTTGTATTAATAAATTAAAAGATATATTTTTATCAAGTGAAAATATTAATTTTGTAAATAAAACTATTGTAAATATCGTAAAAAATGAACTAAATATTAAAATTCCTTTACAAAACCCTATAGAAATATATATTATTGCTCAATATATTTTTGATTATGAATCAGGTAACCAAAATTTTTATCTAGAAAAACAAATAAAATATTTAAATGCTAAATTAATTGAATATATTAAACCAAAATTATATGAAAATATGAAATCTAAAGTAAAACATCTACAACATTTAAAAGATATTGAAAATAATAAAAGATGTTTTATCCCTAGACCAATTAGTGTAGGAAGATCAAAAAAACCTACTGAATCTTTATCAAATAAAATAATTTTTAAATATTAATATGATTAATTATTTATAAATCATATTAATTTAATTTTTTTAATATTTACAACCACATAGTGTCATCAGCATCACCTTGAGTATGTTCGTACATAAAGATAGTACCACGTTCAGATGCCATTTCTGTGAAACTATTTCCTGCTGGCAATATACCTGTACCAAATGGAATTGAAGTAACTGGATCATTTCTTACAGCTAAACCAGTTGCAGGGTCAATACCAGTTTCAATAACACCTAATGGATCATAATGGAAACATTCAACACCACCTAAACCATGTTTCATTAATAAAGTGGATGAACCAACTACCATATTATTTCTTCTACCAGCTGGTGGGTTTCTTGTATTAAGTTCAGCAATAACAACAGAACGTAATTTGTATGTATCATCTCTAATATCAAGTTCAGTTGGGAAATTGACTACACGATCATTCAAACGTTCAAAACCTGATGCTGCTACAGGAACTCTATTTAAATTAAATGGACCAACTTGTGCTAATCTTAATAGATGTGCACGTCTATCAACATAAAAGAATAATACTCCTCTAGAGTAAATTAGATTAGTTCTTCTTAATACAATACTTTTTCCTTCAAGGAAAATTTGATCTTGAACTAATGCATCTTGTAAATTAACAGGAACTGGTCTACCATCTCTTCTAGTTAATGCTGGGTTAACAGTTTGGATTCTTAAGTTAATCATTTGTACTTGTCTTACTTGTGGTTTTAAATTTTGGTAATATGGATTGGTAGCAAAATGTTGTACTGCTGGAGTGGTTGCTACAACAGTTGGACGGAATGAGAATGATGCTAATAGTCTTTTGCATACAGTACCGTCAAATCTACCGTAAATAAGATCAGGACTATCATGTTTATTCAATTTACATACATCAACAGATGTGATAAATTGTCTGAATGAACTATTGTAGTATTGACCATTACGTAAATGTAATACAGCATTCCAAAGTTGTTGTTGTAGGTTAACACGAGATAGTAAATCAGCAACTGGAGAACGATTATCACATACTACATCGTTAGGATCAGTAACTAAACTGTAGAATAATTCATAATCAGGTCTAGTCTTTAATTTTTCTCTGTTTTTACGGGAACTTACAATACCAGCTAAATTGGCATATAAGAAATGATGTTCTAGAGTAGTAATTCTTGGTAAGAACATAGCTGCAACAACTGGATGAACGTGTTCACCTGGTTTGTTGTTATGAACACGACTGTAAACACCAGTAAGTGCTTCATAATCTAAATCTCTGTATTGCATTGATTGAAGCATTACTTGAGCATGAAGAGGTCTAGATGTTCTAGCAATGTTCAAAATTTCTTGAAGATGACGTGCATCATCATCAGATACTTTCATTACAAATCCGTTTAAATCAGTTGTAATGTTACCTAAAACTTTCATCATATTAGTATGAGGAACGTATACTTCATTTGATCCAGTTCCGGATAATTCTTGTTCATAAATTCTTCTGAATTCTTCAAATTCTTCATCTTTTAAGTTGTATTTCTTTTTGTAAGCTAATGCTTTTTGTAAAAGAATATGAAAAGGTGTTTTACTTAATGCATATTTCTTTCTAACTAATTCTGCAAATTTTTTTGCTCTTTTAGTAATGTAGGATTGTCTTTCTGCATAAATATCTTGAATTTTTTGTACTAAATCAGCATCATTGTATTTGCTTCTGAGACGAGCAAAGTCTGCTGCTGTTACCATACCTCCTTTTCTCATAAGGTTAGCAACTTCATTATCTACGGCACTGCCAGATCGTTTATTTGTATTTCTCATAGACATAGGTTCTATATATTATAATAGAAAATTTTTTTTAAAGTTTTTTTTTTATTTTTTAAAAACTTTGAAAAAATAATATTAAAGAATCATTTACTTAATATATAATGAATAATTTATGGATCAATAAATACAAACCTAAAATACTTGATGATATAGTAGGTCATTCCATTCAAATTGAAAAAATACAAAATTGGTTAAAAAATTTAGAAACAAAAAAATATCAGGCTCTTATAATTTCTGGTAATCATGGAATAGGTAAAAATGTAACAATTAATATAATTTTAGAAAACAATGGTTATATTGTTAAAACAATTAATCCTAATGATATTAAAAATCATAGAAATAACGATGATTTTAATGATTACTATAATTACAATAATTCTATTATATCAAAAATTAACTTCAACAATAAAAAGAAGAAAAAAATTGCTATAATTTTTAATGATACTGAGTCAATCTCTCTAAATAGCGAAAAAAAATATGTATTTAATATTTTTAAAGAAAACAATAAATCAAAATCTTTTCCTCTAATATTTATAACAAATAATCAGCATAGTAAATTATTAAACGATTTAAAAAAATATTGTACTGAAATTAGATTTTATTCACCATCATCATATCATATAAAAAAATTTATAAAAAAAATATCAAAAAAAGAACAATTAAATATAGACAATGATGTAATTGATAAAATTATTATATTTTCACAATATGATATCAAAAGATTAGTTAATATATTACAAGAATTATCATTTCATTTCAAAAATAAATTATTAGATATGAAAGGTTTTGAAAAATATAAAAAAAATTCTATTGAAAAGAATATTGAAGTCGGTTTATTTGATTCTACTTTAAAAATTATAAATT